AATCTAAAAAGAAGCTTTGTGCCTCTACCTCTTGTTTTAATTCCTCTTGAAACGTTGTATTTAATTTTTGTATAACAGCATCAAGATCTCTAACTTGTGCGTCAGCAACATCTTGTCTATACTCTTTACTAGGTCTTGTTAATATCTGTACTATCTTTGCCATTATCTTCTTCCATCTGGTTGTATGTCTAATCTAAATCCACCAAGTTTCCAGTTTTGAGATGCAGCCGTATTTGCTATCTTCAAGGACACAGCTCTAGCTCTAGCTCTTGTGTCTACTTTAGTTGTTGATGACGTTACAGTAAACGGACCAAGTGCTGAACTTGATTGTGAATCATTAGAGTAGTTTCTTAATTGTAATGTAATTTGTGTGTTACCAGTTTGAGATACAAAGTCTGGTATAAATCTTCTTATCTTTGCAAAAAACTCACCGTCACCACCTTGACTAATATCAAAGTCTCCAGACTCTATGTTAGAAGTTATTGCTGTTGTAGCCGTGGTTGTTACTTGATCTGTGCCAGTCTCATGCTCGTAATAGATTGTGCAACCATCAGTGTTGCCAACAACATCATAAGAGTTGTTAGAGTCAGCGTCGTAGTCTGTAGCATGTGGTTTACCAAATACAGCAGAGTCTTGCCATGTTGTTCTGTCTAATGTGCTTGTAGTCCAAACAGGTCTTTGAGGGGTAGATTCAATGTAATTATAAGTTACACATTTATCAATGACTGTTGCACCAGAAGAACAGTAGAACCAATTAATCTCACCAAACAAGTTATTAATTCCAGCGTTGATAAGTTGGTTGGCTGTTGTATTTAAATCGTTATAAACAAAATCTTCTACTAAACATGGTAGTGATTGTAAGGCACCGGCATATTTAAAGAAACCATTCTCTGAAAACCAATATGCAGCGCCATCTACTTCTACCGCAGCGTTTTGACCTATTAATCCACAGTTAGTACCTACCTGTGCGAAACCAAATGTAAATGGTGGACCAATAAAACGCATAGTGAATAAGGCAGTGTCAGTCCAGATGTAAATCGCATCTCGACCTCTAACCGATCCCATAATTCTGGATCCATCTGCAAGTCTCTGTGTACCAGCAGTATTGGTAGCTGTTGGTGTGTAAGTATTAATATCTTCTTGATTAGAAAATCTTATAAACATTTCATCTTGTGTGCTTTGATCACCTATCGTTGTTTCTGTTCCAAAGAAAACTAAGTGTCGATCTGGTGTAGATACAATCATGTCTCTTGATGCGGTTGGCGCACCAGAAATAATTGTAGCTCTTGTTGCTGTTGCGTTTGATGCATTTGAGTTCCACTCAAAAACTTGTCCGTTATGTATTAAAGCGATAATTTTATCACCAAAGTTATCGATAGACCAAAGACCTGGATCAATTACCAAGTCACCTGATGCAGCTTCACCCCACGCCACAAAGTCAGAACTGTTTGTAACTGTTGCACCGTCAGAGTGTGATGCAGCTGTTGTGCCTCTCGCTCCTCGCGTCACGCCTGTTAGTGTGCTGCCTGAGATTCCAGTATAAGATATTTCTTCTGATCCTATCTGTATGTGATTTGTACCCGTCGATGGAAAGTTAATGACGCTTGTTAAAACTATCGTTGTTGTGGAATCATTGATTGCTCCATTTAAAGTTGTAGTAAGTGCGTTGGCTACTGTACCACCGAACGTAGCTAGACCCCAACCAAACCCTGGTAGCTGTTCTGCTGGTCCTACAGGATAGTAGGTTTGAACTCTAATACCACCGGATGTTGTAGCACCTGATCCTGTCTCGTTAGACGGCATGGTAATTGTTATTGTTAAGTTTGTTGGCGCAGAAGTCACCATAAATTTATTGTCATCAAAATCTGATGCTGAGTAATTAGAATTTGTAATTGCTGTAAAGTTATCTAATAAGATTATGTCACCAGCGCTAAGACCATGTCCTGAAGAAAACGTTATAGTTACGATTGCAGATCCGTTAGTTGTGCTGAATGCATTAGTAAGTGTTGTCGTAGATTTAATTGGATGTATGTCATAGAACACACCACCTGAATAAGCATACAATATTCTGTTTGTGCCTATGATTGAAAACTTTTGACCACTTCTATTTACAATATGATGCATAGCTCTAGCTGCACCTGTTATTTTATTATTACCTAGTTGCTGCCAGCCACCTATTTTTTCAGGTGTGCCGTATCTAAATCTAACATTATCACCATCAACCCATTGGCCTTCCGCCTGAGTGTCTGTAAGTTGTTTATTAAAGCCTGGTAAGAACTGTACTTTTTGTAATGCCATAATGAACCATTATACTAATTTTTGGCTAAAAATATAGTCCATTCTAGCTTGGGAATCAAATCATTTAGGCTAATACGTTTTATCTTATTTTTCTTTATAAATGGAGTCAATTCTTCTAGGTCTAAAATTATCCATTGGTCTTTCATTTCTAAAACCATCTTATCTGCTTTTGTATCTATTCGTCCGCTTTGAGCAGGTGTGCCATCAGATAATTCAAACATATCTCTAACATCAAATTTGTAAAAAGCATTTTGACTTTTTAAAATACCTGCAATATTCCAAGAACATTTTTCTTTTGGATATTCTACAGCTGTAAGATATTCAGAAAATTTTTTAACGATCATTTAAATGTATATACCACAACTCTCCTAACACTGTTAATAGGAAAGTAATGATAGTGAAGAACACTGTCAAAAGAAATGGCCTTAAATTCTTCAGGTCTTACTATTTTAAAAGGCCTGCTTTTTTTATCTAGAATAACAGTCTCTCCCGAAGAGTTATTTAAATACAATAATAATTGCTTATGTTTATAGTCATGATCTACATGCGCAGGCACTCTATCTATTTTTCCATTATTAAAAGTTATGTTAATTGCACATCTAAATATCTCCTTTATTTTAAACTTTTGTTCTTTAGCAAAATTATAGAGTATGTCTTCAAACCACTTTTGATTAGGATTTTGATTATAGTAACCCTTATCTTTATTAATTATATGATGTATAAAATGATGACCTCCATCACCAACCTCCGCTGCATTTGGCGCCCAATACCAGGGTGTATTAGATTCTTTAGAACAAAACCAATTTAAAAAGTTTTTTTGTTCATCTGATAAAAATGTTTTGCTTTCTTTATAAAACATTATTTTTTATTAAATATTAATGTTAAAGTAAATCTGTAACTTGGCCCTGTTATGTTCTGTGCTCTAATCGTATGTGGTATTGATCCATCAAAAACAACAAGCTTGTTTGGTTCATACAATGATGTTTGTATTACTTCCGTTTTTGTTTGATTAAAAAATAAAGTCTCTCCCGCCCAGTCTTTTTGCCAAGTTGGATTTATATAATATACACAAGCAAATTGATCGGAATGTGTGTGAATAAAATTAGGGTCACAGGGTTTAGTTAGATTTACTACAACGAAAGCTAAATTATCTATTTTACAAAATTTTTTAAAACAAGTCTTATTAATATATTTTTTAAAAGATTTCAAAATACCAAGCTCCTCTACAGCATTTTTATTCCAATGACTTCCTAGACAAGGTTGTGTTCTTTTTTCAGGCTCTGCAGTATCGGCCCAACCGATTGTATAATTAGAATTTAAAGCTGCATCGTAAAGTCTATCTTGAAAGCCTGCTTTAAAAGCATTTGTAAATTTAAAAATTTTATTTTCCATCAAAAAAATTAAAGTTGATTACAAACCTGCCTTGTCTCGGGTCTGTATGTCTTACGACAGAATGTGGAGTATTCGCAGGCATGATTAACATTCTATTTGCTTTTGATTTAATAATCTTTTTTCCCACCTTAGTGCCTCCGTCATTTGTGTTTAAATAAAATACAGCAGTGCTTGCATGTTTATAAGTGTAGTCTGTGTGCGTTTCTTCTTCTTTAACACAAGGAAAAGTTAAATTAGCTTTCACTCTAACTAAACCAACAGCATGTAGTTTTCTTAAGATTGGATCTATAATATCCATTCTATCTGTATTTACTCTAGTTTTATTTCCATCATCTATTGTATAAAAAACGTGAGTTAGTTGAGACACACCATCCCAACTATAGCTTGAACTTTTTTGATAAAACCAAGGAAAGTTTGGACTCATCATAATATCTTTAATTGCATTAAAGTTTCTCTTATCTAAAAAATTATCTATTACTTTCATTTACAAACCTAAATTTAATATTACCTGCTATCGTTTCATTATTAGAATTTTTATGTACACCATGCTTTACAAAACTTGGAAAAATTACCATCTGATTATTTCTACATTCTAATTTATACATTGATTCGAATATATTACCTACATTAAAAGATGCAATGAGATCTCTGTACGGAGATAAAAAATAAGTTTCGCTTTCCTTTACATTCTTGTAGATAATAAAACTAAAAGTAGAAAAAGGATGTATGTGAGGCTCTTGGTAATCATCTTTGTTATATTTATTAGTCCATATATTTGTTAAACCTATTTCGTAATTTCTGTACTTTCTATCTAAAGATTTTACTATACAATCCATTAAATATTTTAGTGAACTTTCTGTAAGTGTGTTTTTATGAGCGAAAGATGATACCGTTTTACTAATCCAATCTTTTGTAACCGTAATTTTTTGTTCTTTAAATTTAATTTTTTTAGCATCTATGTTGGATACAAATATTGGTGTTTCAAATAAATTACTTATCATATTAAAAATAGTTTATGTTTATAGTGCATCTTAAATTTTGATCAGTGCATGTTGTGCTGTGATGTTCATAGTAAGAATT